TGCTCGCGGGCAGGGCCATGTCGCCGGTAACACCATCGACCAGGGCGGCGATTTCGCTCTCCTCAAGCCGTTTGATGCTGAGTGCATTTACATGAGATAGTCCAATCCATGGCGGCTCAAATTCCGGTCGGTATGTGATGATCAGCAACACGCGAAGGGCTTTTATTCGTTCTACAGCTCTGCCAAGCGCCTCCAGGCTCGTGGGGTCGATCCAATGAACATCCTCGAAGATCATCAGCATTGGATTTCGTTGTGCCAGGGCCTCGATTTGTTTGATGAGCGCTTCCAATGTCCGCTGTCGGCGCTGTTGCGGGAGCATTGCGAGAGCCGGATAGCGTCCGTCGTTCGGTAGTGACAATACTTCGGCTAACATTGCCGCCTCCTCGGGAGGCGTAGAACTTTGCGCCAGCAAAGCATCCAGTTTGTCGAGCTTTGTTTGCGCAGCGTCGTTATGCGCTAATCCGGCGGCGCGCTCCATTTGACTAATGACTGGATGCAAGGCGCTGTCGGTGCGCTGTGGCGAGCAGAAGTAACGCAAGCGCGTGTGTGGCTCAGTAGCGAGCCGTTCCAGCAGCGCGGCTGTCAGTCGAGACTTGCCGATCCCCGGTTCCCCTGAGAGCAATATCACCTGCCCTGCGCCGTCTTTGGCTTTCGACCACCCCCGCAGCAGCAGTTCAAGCTCTTCTTCCCGCCCGACAAGCCCGGTCAGACCGCTTGCGTGAAAGGCCTCGAACCGGCTCTCGAATGAAGAGGGTCGCAGTGCAGCCCAAGCTCGTACCGGCCCCGCAATGCCCTTGAGTTCCTGCGGTTCAAGGTTCTGCAGGTCGAACAGATTGGCCACGAGCTTCCGTGTGCTTTCGGCAATCACTACGGTGTTAGGCTCCGCAATGCCCTGCAAGCGTGCCGCAAGGTTTGGTGTCTCGCCTACGATTGCCTGCTCTTGAGAAGCGCCCGCGCCGATAAGGTCGCCCACGACGACCAGACCCGTTGCGATGCCAACTCGCGTCTGAAGAGGTGCGTGGGTCTTTAGGCCACTCACACCGACAACCAACTCCAATCCTGCGCGCACGGCTCGCTCGGCGTCGTCCTCGTGCGCCTGGGGATACCCGAAGTGTACCTGTTAACCATTCAGAAACGCGCGGTTTTATTGGGTTTTTACGTCGGAATGTACCCCGGAAAAAGCCTCGGGGTAGGCCAGGGTACATTTCACGCCTGCGAAAAGAATGCGACCGCTTCCTGCAGCGCCAGCTGCACTCGATCGTGGTCCTGCACGTCCCACTCTTCGAGGAAGCCGTAGTCGACGAGCCACTCACTCACGGCCGTCGGCTCGATCGCGAGCGACACCATCACCAGGCCGGCGCGCTGGCGCGCGCGATAGCGGCGGGTGCGTTCGACACCAGACTGCAGCGCGCGGTGTCGTTTCATCAGACCGCGGGCGATCAGCAAACGACGGGCCATGGCGGCACTGTAACACCGTCACGCGATTCGCCGAGAGCGCGTGTTACGTTGCACAGAGCGCCGTGGAGCGATTTTCAATCGCCGCCGCTGTCAGACACCGGCCGGCTGAAAATGACGCACCAGGCGCCCGCGCTCGTTTGGCGCAGTGCCATCAGCGATCGACCAAGGTGATCAGCCATGCCGCGCACTGCGCGATCGATATCGATACCGCTGCCGACGCGCCGACGGGCGCTGACGCCGTACAAGATCCTCGGCGCCAAGATCCGCGCCGTTACCGAGCAGATCACGGCAACCAAGGCCGCCAAGGAGCTGTACGGCCGCGATGCCGATTTCGATGAAGTGCTGCGCGCTGCCTCGGCGCCGGCACTGCTGAATGATTCCGGTTCTGGATGGGCCGGACCATTGGGCCGCTACGGCGTCTCGCAAGAAGTCGAAGACATCGTCGCCATGTCCGCGCTCGGCCGCCTGTTGGCGTTCGGCGCCCTGCGTGTCGATCTCGGACGGCTCGCTTCGGTGACCATTCCCGAACGGCAGACCAGCGCCGCCAATGCTGGCGCCTGGATTGTCGAAGGCGCACCGGTACCGGTGAAGCAATACAGCCTGCTCGGTCCGAAACTCTCGCCGCACAAGTTGGAATGCATCACCACGATCACGTGGGAGATGAGCAACGCCAGCAACATTGAAGAGATTCTGCGCACGCTGCTGACTGAGGCCGCTGGTCTCGCAATCGATGCCGCCGTGCTGTCAACCGCCGCCGCGACGACAGCTCAGCCCGCAGGCCTGTTGCATGGTCTTTCACCGCTGACCGCGAGCACATCAACCGGCTTTGACGCCTGCGGCGCAGATCTCGGCGCGCTGGTCGCTGATATCGCTTCACGCAGCGGCGGTGCGCGAGCCGCCTTTATCGCTGCACCGGCGCAGGCGACTGCGATTCGCTTTTGGGCAGGCGGTCAGTTCGGCGTGACGCCGGCGAACGATGTGCTGCCCGTCGCAGCGTCTGCTGCGCTCGCTGCCGGTACCGTGATCTGCATCGAGCCTGAGAGCTTTGCCTGCAGCCTCAGCGACGTGCGCTTCGACATGTCGACCAGTGCGACCTTACACATGGAAGATACAACGCCGCTCGACATCGTCCCGGCCGCAACGGGAACGATCTCGTCGCCGGTGAAGAATCTTTATCAGACCGACACGATCGGCCTGAAAATGTCGCTGCTCGGCATGTGTTGGTGCATGCGCGCCCCGCACGTGAGTTACATGACCGGCGTCAGTTGGTGATCGCCATGGATCTTGGTTTGACCAAAGCGGAGCGAGAAGAGCTGCAGGCCGATCTAGAACGGCGTGAGCTGGAGCTGCTCGAGCAGCCTGGCGGGCACCAGCTGCTGACCCGCTCAGCACCGCAGCTCGTCTACAAGGTCACCGATAACGGCAGCGACTACGACAATGGCGGCCCGCCATCGCCGCTCAACAACGACGACCTGATCAACGGCGTCGCCGGCGCCATGGCGCAGATGCGTGAGAGCATGATGACCGAGATCGACAACACCATGCTGGCACCAATGCGCGAACGCATTGCCGCGGTCGAAGGCAAGCTCGACGCGCTGCTCACCATGCTCGGCGGCGCCGATACCAGTCGCGCCAAATCACTACGCAAGAGGCTGCAGGATGACGGTCACTTCCTCGAAGCGCCTCGGCATAGTTCTTAAGCCAGGCAGCAACAACACAGGTGCAGCGTTCCTTGCCGGCCGCCAGATCGGCATGCGCTGCGGTGCGACCGATGCCGCCGCCACGATCGACCAGCTGCTCGACGAGTTGCGTGCAGCACAAGCCGAGACCGCAAGACTAACCGCTGAGCTTGCGCACGAGCGTCGCGTCCATGCGCTGATGCGCGAGATGTTCATACGCTCCGAGAAGATCGCCGCCGTCTATGAGCGCGCATTCGACGGTCCCGTGACGCTGCATTGAGCCGACGGTGCCAATGTCGGAGGGAACCATGACCATTTCGATGCCGGGGGGGCCATAAGAATGCTTTCGCCGGCCCCACGGTCGCGGCGGCGCGGCGAGCGAATCTTGCTAACAAAATTTTTCACTGGAGCCGGACGGTATAGCTCAAGTAAATGCAAGTTCACGCTGTGTTCGCTGAAGATTAACGAAGGTCGAGCCTGGTAGAGCGAGGGAACGAATACATGCCGACCGAGAGCATTATGATCGCTCGACGCCTGGCCGCACTGAAACATCTGGCCGCGCGCACCACGGCAGCCTTCACGGGCCATCTGCAGCACTGCGGCATGTCGGCGGCGCAAGCCGAGCGGGCACTGCTGTACTTCATCGACGCGGCCATGGCGAACGAGACCCGGAACACGAAGAGCGATGGCGTTCGTTGATCCCGCAAATGCCAAACACGGCATACCGATTGCGGCAATTCAGTCGCTGTATGGCGACGACATCTGCGTGCTGAAGGTCGGCGCCGGCGAGTTTCAGGATTGGGAGACCGTCTTCGTTCAAATCCGTTGGGGCGATCCCTACGACTATGCGCGCTTCACTGCGGCCGAGCGCAAAGACGACACCAGCGTCACCAACTGGCGATCGTATCAGATCAAACCGTGCGACAACGTCGAAGTGTTCTTAGCCGGACAGCCGGCCTTTCAAGGCGTCGTCGTCGAGCGCCAGGTCGCTTACGATCCCGACAATCACGGCATTCAATTTCTCTGCAAGGGCCGCTCGATGTGGCTGTGGAAGTCGTCCGTCAACACCACGACCGGCAGCTTCGACAACATGACGTTTTACGAAATCTACAAAAAGCTGCTGCCGAATGGCGACACCGTCGGCGTGCTCAATCCGCGCGTTTTCGACAAGGTGCAGAATCAGATCGGCGAATCGAATTGGGATTTCCTCGAACGCCTGGCGCGGGTGCGTGGCATCATTCTCGCCGGCCAGGGCGATGCTCCGGTCGCGATTGGCGATCACTACACCACGCCGGTCGCCTTCTTGGTCGAGGGCGGCAACATCAAGTCGCTGAATTGCACGATCAGCATCAACGACTCGTTTCTGGTCTACAAGGTCGTCTCGCAGAATCCACCGAGCGATGATCAGAACGGCTCGGCCGCCAATCAGATGGAAGGCCAATGGGGCGGGCAAACGGCTTGTGAGCCAAGCCTGCAGATCCTGCCGGCCGAGCAGCCGGTGAAAAATCCCGAAGAGCTGACCGACCGCGCCAAGAACGAAGCCAAATGGCACGAGGCTTCGGTCATCAAGATCACCGCTGTCGTGCAGGGCTGGCGCTATGACAACGTGCACTTGTGGGAAGTCGGCACGTCAGTGATCGTCGACTCGCCGATGACCGGATTTCCGCCAAGCCGCTTCGCGCTGCAGCGCGTGACCTTCACGCAGGACCGTAACAGCGGATCGCAGACCACGCTCGACCTGGTGCAGCCGTGGCTCTTAGGCGATGGCAAGCCGGAAGTGCCAGGCCTGATTGGACCGCAACCGCCGGATCCATCGCTGAGCATGCAGCCGCCGGCGGCGCCGAGCCAGGCCGATCTCAACTCGATCCCGAGGATCCCGTAGCGCGAATGGACGATGGACGCGATCGCGACGCAGCTCGGCGTGAGTCAGAACACCGTCAGCAAAGACATCGAGACATTATCGATCGTCGATAATGTCAAGGGGCAAGGTTCAAACAAACAACAAGTAAATATCGCGGCCTCACGCGCAGCTGGCCGAGCAATGATGCGGCGATCGATCTCGCGCTGCACGTGGCGATGTGAAATTGTTCAATCGCTTCGGTGGCGAGCTGCGATCGGCGTTTATAACCATGGTTATAAAGTTCAGAAAGCGCCGGCGAGCTGACGCTGACCTTGCGCAAGATGGTCTGACTTCGAGGTTTGTTGCCACTGGCAACAAAGTCAAAATTGCCCGTCACCGAACAACAAACATTCGCGATCTGGCATTTGGAGCGGTCGCTCCGAAGTTCAAAAACCGGCCCGGCGAACAAACAAACAAACAAACGCGACGGGCTCTCACGTCGTGAGCGCCGGGCAATGACGCGACGATCGGCAGCGCGCGCGACCTAACGGGAGAGATTCTTCAATGCTTCTGGTGAGCCGATCAGGAGCGCGACAGCGAATTGCTCAAAGGTCAGATCAAGGCGACCGGGAGGCCGAAGGATCTGTTTGCAGAACCAGAACCAGAGAAAGGTGGTACAGTACCACCTTTGTCGAAGGGCGGTTACGAACGCCTGGCCGCGCGCCTGGCCGCCCGCAATCCCGAGCTGGCCGAGAAAGGTACGACAGTCGTACCTTACCGAAGCGCGGCCCGCCGAGCCTTGCGCGCCTTGAGCGCTTGCATCAGGCGCTCGATCTCGTGCTTAGCCTCGAAGCGATCGACGTCGAAGTCGTCGCGGATTTCAGCAACGATCGACTCGGCAACCAGGCGATCCTCAATAGCGGGATCCGGCTTCGGCCGGCGGTCGGGGACGAAACAAATACGCACATCACGCGGCAACACTGACATGGGGCGATTTTAGTGGTAACACTTATCTGTGACAAGTAGCAATCGATATAGACCGTTTCTCAGTCGCGACTACCGCGCCCTTCTGCGCGAGTTGGACCGCCCGGATGTCGATGTCGAGGCGCTCCGCGAAAGGCTCGCCGACTATGATCCCGTTGACGTGGCTCGCTGGTATCACAAGGGGCGGCGTGCTCTGAACGCTCAAATTGAGCTTTACGGGGTGCAACTCGAACACATCAGAAACGGCATCGAGCATCAGCGGCTGTTGCGGCAACGTTCAAATGATCTTGCCCGTCAGCAAGTGCCGAGCTTACGCAAAGATTGGGCCGCGCTCTTCCCGAAGCGTCGCTGCGCTAACTGCAATCGGCTTTTCGTCGGCCGACGTGACGCGAGGACCTGCTCGACCAGATGCCGCACCGCCATGCACCGGAAGCGCGGCAGATAAGCTCCTACGCGATCGCCGCGCCGACGCGCTTGCGATGTTGCGCCTGGCGGCATTTGTTCGAGCACGTCACCGCGTCGGCGCGCTTGGGGATGAACGTCTCGCCGCATTCGATGCACGTCATCGGCTTGTGCTTGACGCGACGGCGGAGCTTGTTGCGGCTATTGCGGTCGAGACGCTGGCAAGTCTTACAACATGTCGGGCTTGCGGGCGGGTTGCTGTTGGCGATTCGCAGCGGGCGATCACAGTGTCGGCAGCGGATGCGCTTCCAGTCGGCGCCATCGTAAGTTGGGTGATCCAGCCGCAGCCACCAAACACTCGGCTTGAGCGCTCCGAGCGTACAGGTCAGACAGACCGGCACGCGGACTGTGTGCAAGGTGTAATAGCCGAACTGCCGCCATTCCATGGTGACGGAGTCCCACGGCGCCAGCGGCTGGAAACAAACGGCGCAGATCGAGCAATCCCTGGCTGCCTGATAGATCAGCTTGCGCGCTTCCTCCAGCGTCCGGCCGCCCCGCTCACGGCGGTCGGTCCGGGCATCGCGGACTTCCCATCCTTCGAACGCGCGCTGTTGTCTGGTCTGCCGATCCATAACGGATAATGGACGCACCCGAGTACGACCTGTCAAGTGTCACGGATAATGGGCGCACCCGAGCAGCTGCGATTATGCGAGCGCCTCGCCGACCTTGCGCCGGCTCCGCGGCGTCTGCGACAGCTGCAAGGACGACACTCCCATGCTGTCGTGAAATTCCGGCTGCAGCTTTCTGATCGCCCTGCCGAGGGATCCGTCGCCGACCGGCTGCGGCTCGCCCCGCAACATCTGCGCCAGCGCCGCCAGGAAGGCGCTTCGTCTATGCGGATCCAAGGGCTCGGCGGCCTTCATCACGGTCGAGAGCTGCTCGTCGGTCAGGCTGATCGGATTGGGCGCGGTCGCGGGCACGAGAATCTCCGCTGTGGGGCGGCGGAGCTTTTGCCGGGCGCCGGCGGCGGTCAAGCCGTGATCCGAAGTCAGTGAAGTCAGTGATGTCAGTGGTTTTCTACTATCCCCCATAAGCTCTTTGCCCTGCCCTAAGCGCATAACTCACGTTTTCAGTCGCAGCAGGGCACGCGCGCGTAGCACAAGGCGAGCCAATTTAATGGAATCCGAAAATCACTGACATCACTGACATCACCGACGCTCAGGTCAGCCCGTCGGCGGCGGCGAGCCGATCACGAAGCGACAGGGAAGCCTTGGCATAGATGACTTGGCGCTTGCCGTAGACCCGCCATAGGCCGTCGCCGGCGGCCTCATTGCGCACCGGGACATAGCCGCACTGTTCGAAGCGATAGGGGATTTGGCGCCGGTTCTTGCGGTCGCGAAGCCAATTTTGGAAGTCGTCGGGGGCCTGGTTTTGAACGCGAGAGAGGGTGACGGCGTCGGGATTGCCGAGATCGTCGAGCACGTCGGCGAGTTCTGCATCTTCCGGGGAGCGGCCGGCATCGACGATAGCCCAAAAGGCGGTAGTCTTCGGCGGCGGCCGCTTGGCGTCGAAATCCGAAATGTCGAGTTCGGCTAGATAGGCGGCGACACTCTGGTCGCCACCACGATCGTACCAGGACCAAAGAGCGGCCCAATAGTCGCCGTCGAAATCGTCCTTCGTCAGGTCGGACCACGCAACGAAATGCCGACGATCGTCGGCGGGCAGATATATCCCGTCGGCCTTATGGTTGGTGGTGATGATCACGCCGCAGCAATTGGGGACGGTGTACTCGCGCAGATGCTTTTCATCGACCCGCATTACGTCCGGCGGCGCCGCTGTGTACGCTTTCATGTGGTCATAGAATGAAAAACGGTCGAATTCGCCAAGGTCACGCGCTTCATTGACTCTCAGGATCACGGATTTGGCGAAGCCGTTGAAGCGTCCAAGCAGCGGCTTCGGCGAGACTTCGGCAACATTCCACGGGCCTACGGCGCGTTTGACCGGCTCAATCAGTGAGTCCTTGCCGATTCCCTGTGGGCCGCCGAGCACCAGCGCGTGATTGATCTTATCGGCGGGCCGCTGCACGCGGTGAGCGAGCCATCGGATTATATGGCCGGCTTCGGTCGGATAAACGCGGTGAACATGATTGAGCCACGGCGTTGCCGCCGCAGCGTTACGCGGCACCAGGGTCGGGCCGCGATAGAGATTAAACACGGTACAGCCCGGTCGTGCGATCCAGCCGCCCTCTGAGATCAGCCGATCTTTGATCAGCATCGGTTCGCCGGGTGCCCATGTCATTTGCTCGACCGGCTTGTTTTGATCGAGCCAGGTCGAGGCATTAATGCAAACGGGCTCGCCTTTTTCGTCGACGCCGATCTGCAAAGGCGGAATGCGCGCGTTCACACTTGCGCCCGGCCACGGTTCGCGCGTCGGCGCAAAGAAATAATTATGCATCGGCATAAAGGCGACGAAGTCATCGAGCTGAACGGCAGCGCCGTTGCCGCCTTTCTGGCGTTTCTTGCGTTCTTCCTGGAGCCGCTCGCTGCCCGATTGTTCGCCTTGTTGTTTCATCCCCCGGCCCTTTCCTTGGCGAGCCGATCGGCTTCGCGGCCTGCGATGGCATCAAATATTTTGTAGACTTCGTTCCAGGTCAGCGGCTCGATGCAATGCGCCGTATTGAACATCTGGCAGAGCGATAGCGCGATGGCAGGATCGATCCACTTGCGGAGCAAATAACCAGCAAGCCGCGCGATCGCGTAGCCACGTCGCGAGCCTTCGTAAGTGTTGGCGAGAAATGTGCGCCAGGCTTCCGGCGATGCTGCTGCCGCCGGCGCGGCGCCGGCGCCCTTGTTGGTGATCAGATTGATCAGCCATTCGGGCGCATCGGCAAATGTGTCGGCGCTGTCGACCGACCAGGCGTAATTGCCGCCATCGGGATGTGCAGAAGGCGGCACCAGCACATAGCCGCCGTTGCCGCGCACATGCAGATCAGCGTGATCCTGCGCATTGCGAATGTCCCGGCCGAGCGGGTAGCGGAAATACAGATGCAGGCCTTTGCCAGTATGCACGCCGGTCTTTTTGTCGATCTTGCCGGGCGTAATGACTTCGACCGTCGGCGGCAGCTGGCCGTGCTGCTCTTCGAGCGTTGCCAACGCCTCGCGGCCTTGGTCGCCGTCGACGTCCAGGATCCAAATCCCGGACACGCTGCCGGTGGCGAGTCCGATATTGGCCTCGGGCTCGCGTCGCCACCAGAATTCGATCAGCTCTGAATCCCGGGTCGCGCACTTGTAGCCGCCGGCGGTCTTGAAAAACTTGTCGTCGCTGTATGGCTCTTTGGTGCGCGGCCGCAGCGGAAAAACCGCGAAGTCCTTGGCGGCGAGCTTGAGCGCAGCCTGGCCGAGCGCGCTCATGCTGCCGACCTTTCGTCGAACGCATCCGGCGCGTATTCGAGCACCGCGGCGATCACCGCATGCGAGAACGCATCGCGCACCGCTTTGTTGGTGAATTCCATCACCGGCGTGTAAGCGATCTTGCCGGTACCGGCGTCTTTGATCAGTGCGCCGTCTTTGACTTGTGGCTTGGCGGGCAGCTGCGCCCAACGGCTTTCGGCTTTCTGGTGAATCGCGACGTCACGTATCGTCAATTTCAGCTCGGCGATGGTGACAGTCGCGAAACCGACGAGCGTGTTGCGGCGCAGGGGCCGGAAGTCATCGCAGCGGACGGTAAGCTTTTGTGATATGCCCACGGCGTTTGGCTCCAAGTGCCCCCGGCGTGCGGCCGGGGTGAAGTTGGTGGAGTGGAACGGACTCGAACCGTTGGCGTGTCGTGGCTTGCAGGGCCTGACGCCGCGAACCTGCCCACCCCCCGAAAATGCGAGCGCCGGCTCAATCGGCCGGCGTTTCGCTATTCATTCATTCAGGCGGTGACGGTGCTGCGGGCTTGCGCGATCGCCAGCACGTCCTTAACCCGCATGCCAATGCGGCGCGGGGAAACGCGAACGAGCTTGGCGCCGTGATGCTTCTTGATGGTATCGGCACTTAAGCCGGTGAGTCGCTTGACTTCCGGCAACGATGCAACGCGCAGCAATTCGAGCGGCGAAAGCTGCGGCTCCTGATCGGACATGAGAAACTCCGTGCAATACCGCGCGAGTGCGGTTCAGCACGGCGTGCGCCGGGAAAAAGTTGGATCTTCGGTCCCCGTGCGTTCCCCGTGCGGTCCCCGCGCATTCCCCGCGGGGCGCACAATGTCGTCACATTCCCCGCTCGGTCAGACTTCGCGGCCGAGGGCGCGCGCTACGGTGTGCCGGTCGGGCTTCTGCTTCGGGTTGACGCCATGTTGCTCGCAGGCATCTCGCCATTGCTTGCTATTGCAGGTTGCTTCCCACTTCTCGACGACTTCTCGCGTGAGCTTGACGATGCGGACTTTGAGCGCGGCGTCCCCGTCGGGCGGATAAAGCCTGCGCACGATGGCTTGGATGATGGCTTGCTTGAGCGTCGGCTCTGGCGCTTTCGGCTTCTCGACAGCCGGCTCTGGCTCAGGCTCCGCTTTCAGCGTTCGATAGGGCGGGGAGGCGAGCTTCGCCAAGTCAGGCCGGGCGAGCTGCTTCAGCGCGGGATCCGGCTTGAGCCTTTGCGCGATCTCGGCGGGCCGTTTAAGACGGCGATAGTCTTTGGTCACGGGTCCGATCCGTGAGCTGAAGGTTAGGGCCGCCTGGCGCTGCGAACGCCAAGGGCGGCCCGCACATTCTGCGCCATCAGGCGCGCAACGTCACGACCTTGCCGGTGGATTCGCCGGTGACGAAGTCGGCCCAAAGCGAAAGCGCGCGGCGTTTTTCGATGATGTATTCGGCGCGATTGTAGACGGCAGCAACGCCGCCGGCATGGTGCGCCAAGACCGCCTCGACGATGTGCGGCGTGACGCCGTTCTCGTGCATCCACGTGCTCGCGGCGCGGCGGAAGTCGTGCCAGACCCAAGGCTCTAGTGACTTCCACTCGCGCGCCAGAATGCGCTTATCGAGTGTTTTCTTAAGGTAGTCTCCGATCTCGATAAACTTGCCGCTCCTGGCCGCGGGGAAGACAAGCTCCTGGTCAGGGCTGCGCGGTTGCGCCATCAAGATTTCGATCGCCTGCGGAGCCAATGGCACCTTGTGCGGCTTTTTGTTTTTGGTGCGCTCGGGCGGCAAGTTGAGCTGCTTTGCCGTCAGATCAACTTCGCCCCAACTCAACCTGGCGATCTCATTGCGCCTGCAGGCGGTGAGCATGAGCAGCTTAACGGCGTCGCGAAGGACGGCGAACTTGAGAAAGGCGTCGTTGAGCGCGTCGTCTTCGAGGGCGTTCCAAATTATTCGCAGCTCGTCGCCGCTGAGCACGCGCGTGCGCGGTTCGTTTACGGTCGGCGCGTTGGTGTAGGCGGCTTCGTTGTGCTCGACCAGGCCTTCGCGCGCGGCCCAACCGAAGAAAGTGCGAAGATCTCTTCGCAGCGCAAAGGCCGCCCGCGGACCGTTCCGTTCGGTGACCGTCAGCAGCAACGTGGCGATCGTGCGTCGATCAATGCTCGCGATCGGCGATAAGTGCAGGGGCCGCGCATAATTTTCCAGATTGCGCACGACCTGAACGAGGGTACTGGGCCGCAAACGGTCGCGTTTATGACCGAGATAGAGCGGCAGCATTGCGCCCATCGTTTCCGCAGCACGAATGCGCGACTGCTTTTTCTCGACCACTGGATCGCGGCCAAGGCGCACTTGCGCGTAGAGATCCTTGGCAATGTCGAACGCTTTGCCGGGATCGATTTTGCCGATCGTGAACTTTCGGGTCCGGCCGGCGATCGCGTACTGATAGACGAAGCTCTTGTCGCCACTGGCGCGCAGCCGCAGGCCGAAGCCGGGGAGCCGCTCGTCGAAATGGATGTGATCAGTCCTGCCCTTCGGCAGCGTCAGGGTTTTGATGACGGAGGCGGTGAGGCGCATTGGGGTACATCCTTCGAAGCGCTGAAAACGCATGGGGGTAGTCCAGGGTACATTGCTGGCCCGGTGTCCTGCGTTCTCTTACCGCCATGAGATACGTGAAACAAGCGTAAAATCGGCCACTTTGCACGGCTCTTCGTGCTCCTGCGTGCTCCTGCTCATATCAAGCGAGTACCAGGCAAGTACCCGAAGTACACCAGGACCCCATCGCCCATGTACTTCGCTACAAAGCCGCCGAAGCGCTGCACGGTCTCTGCGACGCACTTCTGATAAGCTGAAATGACTTCACGCAAATCCTCCGGGTCGATGCGAGCAGACAGCGCCGTTGAACCGACCAAGTCTGAGAACATCACCGTCACTTGGCGACGTTCTGGCTCACTTGCAATCTGCTTACCGTCCCTCAACCCGATCCGTGATACTGACCGGAAAGACCATGATGAGGACCAAAAAAACCAGCACCATGCGACGCACACTGCGGCTGGAAAACCGCTCACCGGCTCAGCCACCACAGGGTCCAACTCTCAGTCGAATACAAACGCGCAGCCGGTCGGTGCGCCTAACGAGCGCAACCGTGAAACCGTGAAACCTGTGTAGCCTGGAGGGGGAAAATGAGGCGCAGAGTTAGCGCGGCGGACGACCCCGCGTAGCCGCGAGTGAATGTCCGTTATGTGGCGAGT